CTATGGCCCTGGTACGAGCGCTGAACAAAATGACGAAGGCAGGTATGCCTGAAAGCGTGCGTATTGCCTGAAAACACAACCCGCTACGGGGGAGACTTACCCGAAATCTGATTTATTCAACAAAGCCAGAAATAATCTCCAACTATGCTCATGCTACCCACCACTCAATAAACATGCAGATACCAACGGTTACTACGGCAATAAGCACCCAGCAGATCACATCGAACAAGGCGGAGAACCGACGTAGGGTGTATTTGCTGTAATTCTCAGGATCAATATTCATACCGCCTCCCCAAGCACCCAACGGAGTGCGCTCGCATACTCACCCTCGGCTGATTCCAGGGCTTTGATGATTTCTTTGCGGGTTTTCAGGCGCGGCTTTGCCTCGCCGAGGATCTGACGCTGACGCCGGGCTTTTTCATGGCCGGTTGTGCCAGCAGTTGCCGCTTCGATTTCAGAGACCTTCTCCCGCTGCTCTTCTGGTTTAAGCGATGCCAGCTGACGCGCCTGGGTAACGGTGACCGTTCCGAACTCCACTGCATCGCGAACAGCCTGGGTGGCATCCAGCAGTGACAGAGTTGCGCGTACGGTTTGGACACTCACGCCAAACATCAGCGCTAAATCATCCTCATCGTGCCCGCGCTCCAGCGCATCAGCCATTTTCTTTGCTCGGCCTAGCGGCGTATCTGCCTGGCGGATTTCGTTAGCACTTACCATCGCCTGCGCCATGCGAATGGCAGAGCCACGTTTAGGGACCCCGGGAACCAGTAACGGTTCTTTTCCTGCTTTCGACAGCCGCTTGTTAGCTTCCAGTGTATGGCGCACACGCTGGCGACCATCAACTACACAAGACAGCCCTGTCTCCGGGTCTTTCCAGACGATAATCGGCTCAAGAACGCCCTGGTCCATGATGTTCAGCACCATTGCCTCGCTGATAGGAAGATGGATACGTTCATCGTAAAGCGGGTGCGTTTTGTCGGTAACCAGGTGCAGTTTTTCAGGTTCAAACGCTAATACGTTCGTTTTGCCACTGGCGCCGTATACAAGCTTTGAGTCTTTAGCCATCAGAGAGCCTCCACATTACGGAAGCTGGTGGGGCAAATTGCTTGCAAATCGCGCATAGCCTCTAGAACATGCATATTTGTGCGATTCTTGGTGTGTCGCTCGGTCAGGCGATCACACTCTTTCGCCCATGATTTGACCTCTGCGAGAAGGGCGTCACGTTCGGTGCGCGTCTGGCGCAGAGCTACATTCGAAACATCGAGGACGGTAGCCAGTTCCTTGATGATTGCTGCCTGTTCTGGTGGCATAGTTTTGGCTATTTCGTACGCCTGTTTAATCAGTTGTTTTGCTGTCTTAGCCATCTTTTGTTCTCCATCTGACGCGCTGCAACGCGTAAATTTAGGGTGCAGCAACCCAACCCATGAGAGTGGGTGAATAGCTGGTTAAAATTTCTTGCTGATGGGGGACCGCCACTGCAATGGCGGCACGTTAGTTCTCCACACAACAAAAAGAGCACTACCGCGTTCTGCCGTTCCATCCTGGCTTTTGGTACCGCAACGGCTGCGAGATGTTTTTTGCATGCCAGCGCTCTTTTGGTTGTGGCCTCGTCTCTTCCGAGGTGTCACACCTTTTCGCCGTGCTGGTGGGGCGCACGTCGTGCCTGAAACACTTAGCTTGCACATGGCGCCGCCAAGATGACATAGTCCATCATACTCACTTGATATTAGGTTTTGCCTAATGATATGTCAATAGGCTTAGCCTAATGTTTGTCGGCGGTCAAAAAAAAATCCCGCATAAGCGGGATTTGTGTGAAATAAAGCTAGTGTTTTTATGATTATGGACGACGCTTTCTGAAATTCTCATCATTCTGTACATATTGTAAAGAATCAAGGATTAAACCTGAAATCCTTAATACATCCTCGGGATGTTCAATGAAAATACGATTGTTATCATGTTCAAGTCCGGCTCTTTTAATTTCATTACCTGTTATTTCATTGATATCAATTGGTAACTGTATGTTTGAGCGGTTCTTCTTGTCATAATAGCGAACCAGCCAGCGGTTTGTTTTTCCTTGGAAAAGAATAGAGTAATATGACTCTGTGTCTTTGGCTTGAAGTTCGTATGCAGGACCTATAATAGAACAGATTTTTTCAAATAAAATTCTTTCATTATAGGTTGTTACTATGTTGGGATTCTCTGCATCGACAATATCTGCGCGCTCATCAATTACATTATTTTCAGTTACATCAGCAGGGGATTCTAATTCAGGAATAGATGTTCTTGATGAAAGACCAGAAACAACCATTTCACTTACTGACCTCTCTACGGCCTGCCTCACCAATGGAGTTATTGTTTCTATAAATCTTTGATTTAATTGACGACCAATGTTTGCTCGTCCTGCAACATATCTAACAAATTCATGATCTACTTCCCGAAGGCTTGTACTCACAACTTTAACAAATGCAGAAATATATACACTCTCTTCTGCAAGTGTTCTTAAGGCCTCTGGTTTGAATTTGTCATGCCGGAATCTAAATAATTGCTCAGCATCAGAATCTTTAATGTCATCCATCATGATTCGTAAAAATGGCGTTGAATCCATTATGTTTTTCTCATTGAGATCCGTAAAAAAACGCCATTCAATGCCATTAGTAATTGCTGATATTGTTACCTCAGGAGTAGAATTAAAATACCTAGATAATTGAGGGCAATGGTTGTCCATTTTTTCTTTACAACCTTTGGCCTCAATAAACATAACGGGAACACCTTGGCAGAATAGAGCATAATCTACACGCTCACCCACTTTCACACCAGGGAAGTCCGCACCATATTCAGCTTTGACTTTTTGCGGATCATATGCGTTAAAGCCTAGGATGTCCAAGAAAGGAAGTATCAAAGCCTGCTTGGTTGTCTCTTCCGTTGTGCAGTGTTCTCTAACTTTTTTAACATGTTCAATGTGATTTTTAAGACGTACTTTGAAGTTTTCCATGCATCCTCCATGCAAAGTGAAAACCTGCTGTTAAATCAAAGCAAGTCACAATCCCCGGATGGGCTTCATACAAGCCAATCCCCCACAGGGATTGAGTTATGCAAGTGAATCAATCTCAGAGCTTTTAACATGTATGGAGCTTAGAGATATTGTCCGTTAGACCATATAAGCTTAAGCTCTGGCTTTCGTTTGTTTTTTTCCATCTTCCTCCTGCTCTGCCCATCTCCTTATCTTCATCTCTAGTGAGTCTAAATATGCTTTAGCGTCGCTATCTACCCAGCCAGGTATACGCTGTCCTTGCTCTAAGAGGACAAAATCAATGATAGCCTTTTTCTCTCTCGAAGCCTTATTATAGAGTTCGTCAATAGAACCATTTTTAACTATGGGATCTGTTGCGGGCTCACATGTATCAGTTAGCGGGTATCCTTTTAGTCCCCAGTGCTCGGGGCCCACAACATCAGAAAAGTAGTTCCAAAGCTCTGGTAGCTTCTCTTTCGATATGGAGCCTTTATTGATCCAGTCATGGATTGATGGGGGTTTTATTTTGAAATGACGTGCGATTTCCGCCTTACTCTTGGCAGAACCTATTGAAAGCTTCTTGTCTATGGCCTGCTCGATCGCTCGGCCCAATTCTTTACCACTAAGCATTGCCTAATAATCCTCATAACCTTTAGCTTAGGCAATTCCTATTGATTGTTTATTAGGCTTAGCCTAATATTTGCTTGTGTGGAAATCATAGGAATCCGTTTATGAGAAGTAGCCTTGAAGCAATCAGTGAAGCCTGCCGCATTGTTGGGGGACAAGCCGCTTTGTCAAGGAATCTAGGCATCTCATCACCAACAGTGAATCAATGGACAACGGGCATTAGGCAAATACCTGCGGAACGATGCCCTGAGATTGAGAAAGCTACTGGTGGTGCTGTCACCTGCGAAGAGCTTCGTCCTGACATTGACTGGGCCTATTTAAGAGGTACAGCAATGCGAAAGCTTAATGTCACTGCATCAAATTTGTAACTACCACCCGAGTTTGAAAGGAGTAGGTATGAACCTCAAAGAAGTCGTGAAATCTATGTGCAAAGCATATCCAGGTGGGCGCGAAGCAATGGCTGGCGCACTGGGAATGACGGTGACGCAGTTTAATAACAACCTTTACGAGAAAAACGGATGTAGGTTCTTCGAAGTATCTGAGCTTGAAGCGATGGAGGACATTTCCAACACATCGTTACTGGCTGACTACTTCGCTCGCCGCCGTGGTGCTCTGCTGGTGGATGTTCCGCACCTGGAAGAACTAGACCGCGTGGACCTGTTTAGCCGGGCAATGCGTACCTCTGCCGCCAGGGGACAGGTTGATCAGATTATCGAACAGGCACTTGAGGATGGGGTAATCGAAAGACATGAAGCTGAAGAAATCATGGTGCATCACCGCCGCCACCTGGCTGCGCGTGAAGAAGAGATCGCGGCAATTATCACGTTGTTTGCACGCAAAAAGAAGTGACGCCAGCGAGTTGCAGCTCCTGGCGTCGTGGCGTGTCGTTATCAGTGGAGATTACTAACGCATGAACAGTTTATCAACACAATACCGCAGGTCGCAACTTGTAGCGCGGCCAGTTCCTGGTGGAGCAGGACCGGTGCAGTTCGTGTATGGGGTAAGAGTACCAGGCGGATTCGAACCAGTCTGCTACCAGTTTGCTCAGTGGGTGGTAGGGGACTTTAACGGCCAGGCGGAGAAAGTATGCGAGAGCTCAACCGATGGTTCAGAGATCACTACGGCGTCCCGGTCAGGGTCATACGCTGGGAGCCCCAGACACAGCGCGTTATATACCTGCGTGAAGGGTACGAGCATGAATGCTTTAGCCCCCTCGAGTAATTCAGACGTAAATTCAGAGAAATAAAGGACGATCATGAGCACTAAATTAACAGGATACGTCTGGGACGCTTGTGCATCTTCGGGGATGAAGCTATCCAGCGTGGCAATCATGGCGCGCCTGGCTGACTTCAGCAACGATGAGGGTGTTTGCTGGCCTTCTATTGCGACCATATCCCGTCAGATTGGCGCTGGTGAAAGTACTGTCAGAACGGCGATAGCTGCACTTGAGAAAGAGGGGTGGCTCACTCGCACACAGCGCCGCAACGGCAACCGTAATGCATCGAACGTCTACCAGCTCAACGTTTCCAAACTACAGAAAGCGGCATTTTCTCACCTGTCAGTTTCTGACACATCAAAATCTGACACGTCAAAATCTGATGCGTCAAAATCTGATGCGTCAAAAATTGACCCCTCAAAATTTGAGGCGTCGGAATCCATCAAAAAAACCGGTTTTGACCCGTCAGAATCTGGTGGGGATCCGTCAGTAAAATCAACTACTGATCCATCAGATATAAATCCTTCTTGTCCGGACGCTTCGCAACCGGACGAACAGGGCTCTGCAGATGAATTTCTGTCACGGCATCCTGACGCGGTGGTGTACAGCGCTGCAAAGCGGCAGTGGGGCAGCCAGGACGATTTAACCTGCGCCGAGTTCATTTGGGGAAAAATTATCAGCATGTACGAACTGGCTGCTGAAAGTGATGGTGAGGTAGTTCGCCCCAAAGAACCAAACTGGACCGCATGGGCGAATGAGGTTCGCCTGATGGTGATGCAGGACGGGAGAACCCATAAACAAATTTGCTCACTTTTCAAGCGCGCCAACAAAGATTCGTTCTGGTGTAAAAACGTACTCAGCCCGTCGAAGCTTCGGGAAAAATGGGATGAGCTGTCGTTAAAACTATCTGCTCCACTCAATAGCTCCCACCAGGAGTCGTCCATTTCGCGAGCCAGTTTCGATGGGGTTGATTACTCATTGCCTGAAAACTCGGGGTTCCGCTCATGAGTAAGCCATTTCTGAAATGGGCTGGTGGAAAGTATACCCAGCTGGCTGACCTGTTCGTGCATATCCCGGCAGGGAAACGCCTGATAGAGCCATTCGTTGGTGGTGGGTCGGTATTCCTGAACAGCGAAAAGCACGCAGATTACCTGCTGGCGGACGTTAACCCGGACCTGATTAATCTGTATCAGATGTTAGCGGTGGTGCCGGATGAAGTGGAATTGAAGACCCGCTGGATGTTCGAGCACATGCGGTCACCAGATGGCTATGAGCTGATCCGTTCCGAGTTCAACGCACAGACGCTGGATGCTACTGAACGCGCAGCTGCATTCCTGTATCTCAACCGGCATTGCTTCAATGGCCTGATGCGCTACAACCAGGCGAACAAGTTCAATGTGGGCTGGGGAGGCTACAAGGCTCCGTATTACCCGATGGATGAGATGAAAGCCTTCGCGACTATGGCGCATAACTGCGTATTCATGACCGCTGACTACCGCCGAACTATCAGCCTGGCCGGGAAAGGGGATGTGGTTTACTGCGATCCGCCTTACGAACCGATGCCGGGAACAACCGGATTCACCGCCTACGTCGCTGGTGGTTTTAGCTGGGATAACCAGGTGGACCTTGCGAAGCAATGTGTATCTGCCTTTCACCGTGGGGCTCGGGTAGTGATTTCTAACTCATCTGCACCGAAGGTTCTCGACCTGTACCGGGAGCATGGTTTTAACCTGCAATTCATCAACGCGCGCCGTTCGATCTCCTGCAAAAGCAGTACGCGGGAAGTCGCAAAAGACGTTGTAGCGATCCTTTAAGGGGGCTAAATGAAACTGACTTTACCATTTCCACCGAGCGTAAATAGTTACTGGCGCGCCCCGAGCAAGGGACCGCTGAAAGGCAGGCATCTGGTAAGCGAGACAGGGCGCAAGTTCCAGCAGGCAGCGAGAGCGGCGATTATTGAGCAACTGCGGGCCGTTCCCCGGCCATCCTCTGATCTGGCCGAGGTTCACATAGTGTTGTATCCGCCGGATCAGCGCCGTCAGGATATCGATAACTACAACAAAGCGCTGTTCGATGCCCTGACTCTAACAGGCGTCTGGGAAGACGACAGTCAGGTTAAGCGCATGCTGGTGGAGTGGGGGAACATCGTGAAGAAAGGGAAAGTAGAAATCACCATCCGACGTTTTCGTGCAGCTGCCTGACGTGGAGATGATATGAGAGCACTACTAACCCCTGAGATTGCCCCCCGCATGGGCGTTGTTCTTCTTCGCCCAGGCGCTGATCTCATGCCGATGTTCAGGAGAGGGCGGGTACTGATTGAGCCTGCACCGGAAAAATACAGTGACTACGCAACCGGCGCTATCCCTCCCGCCACGCAGCCACTGGCAGAAGACCCGGTTTTGAAGCCAGTCTTCGAAAACAAAGACGTCATTCTGCGCGCGGGTGGTATCAGCTCGCTGGAGGCCGAGCTGGAGCGTCGTTTTGAATGCCAGTACCCGCACGGTTCGTGGCACAGCGAAAATTTTACGCTGTTCCGGCATGAGCCTGGCAGCATCCGCCTTTGCTGGGCCTGCGATAACCTGCTGCGTGATCAGTACACAGAGACGCTGGCAGGCATTGCGCGTGAGAACCTGGTATCCTGGCTGATAACGGTCATCCGCTCACAGCTGGGGTTCAACGAAGACCATCAACTGACGATCCCCGAGTTGTGCTGGTGGCTGGTAATAAACAATCTGGCGCACGTCATCCCTGAATCGCTTGCCCGTAAAGCCCTGCGATTGCCGGAAATTAAGCATCAGCCGGTGATGAAGGAGAGCGATATTGTGCCGGAGCCAGCAGCGAGCGAAGTGGTGCAGAAAAAGATTCTCGGTCTTCGCGTAGATCCTGAAACTCCGGAATCATTTATGCTGCGACCAAAGCGCCGCCGCTGGGTAAACGAGAACTGGACGCGCTGGATTAAGTCCCAGCAGTGTGTCTGCTGCAACAAACCAGCAGATGATCCCCACCACCTGATAGGCCACGGACAAGGTGGAATGGGAACAAAAGCGCATGACCTGTTTGTGTTGCCGCTTTGCAGAGCGCATCACGACGAGTTGCACGCTGACACCGTGGCATTTGAGGAGAAGCACGGCTCACAGCTGGAGCTGCTGTTTCGATTTCTGGATCGTTCGCTGGCAATTGGCGTGCTGGCATAGTGGAGAACGCATAATGATTAACCCGTCCGAGGTTGGAAAAGCTGGTGAAATGGTCAGGCTGAAAACGCTGGAGGCCATCTGGATTCAAGGGAAGCTGCGCATGTGGGGCCGCTGGTCTTACATCGGCGGCGGTAGTGGCGGCAATATGTTTAACCAGTTACTGGCTTCCGGGAAAGTCACTAAAACAGCCATCAACGAAGCATTACGCCGGATGAAGAAGTCTGGCATCTCGAAGCCAGAGCTTGAGGCGTTTTTTCGTGAAATACTCGCGGGGAAAAACAAAAGCGGCCTGGCCTTCTGTACAGACGATGAAGGACTGCTGATTGATAAGGTACTGGGGGCAGTCCTTATTACGGGTGGTCACAAAGAGTTGTATCACCTGCTGGTGGAGCATTACCGGTTACGGAAGAGCAAACGCCGCATAGCGGAAGAGCTCTATGAAAAGCATCCCGACTGGTGCTTTATGACCTGTAGACGCAGAGTTGATACGTGGCTTAGTTTGGCTGAATCGATGCTGTACGCACCAATGTGTGACGCATTCGGCACAAATGGCGACAGATTTTACTTGCAAAGTGAGCCAGAAACTGCTTGAATTGTGATAGGCTCGGGACGTTAAAGCGAACTGAGCAGCATGAAATAAATTAAAGGCCCAAGGCTAACCCCCTTGGGCTTTGTCATTTCTGCACTCCGGTCAGGGCTCTTGGGTAGAGACGTGCTGCACGATACGTTAAAGCCCTCTGCGCAGAGCCCTGAACCAGATTGCTGGTTTAGCTCAGAAGGTAGAGCGCCTGCCTTGTAAGCAGGATGTCAGCGGTTCGATTCCGTCAACCAGCACCAGAACGGCAGAGGGGCCAGCGTCTGAAGCGAATCCCTATCACAATGCGTAACTTATCTAGGGGAAGCTATGCAGCAACCATATTTTTTTAACCCGGGCATGACCACTCAACAGCTTGAAGACTGGCTTGGGCAACAGAAAATCTATCTTGCCCACTTCAACCGTCTGATAGCAGAAAAAGCCGCTCTTGAGGAGCGGCTGAGTCAGATCTCTGCGGAGATTGGGCGAGTCGCTACTGGTAGCTTTGAAGGAATGCTGAGTTTTCACTGGGATCCCAGTCCTCTTGTGGAAAATCCTCAACAGGATAGTGGCCAGTCGGCAGATTGAGTGACGCCAGGACAGCGGCAGCATCTTCTGACATATAACTGGGCTTTAGTTGACTGGCAATGATAAAGAGACAGTCGTTTAGCGAGAGTCTTCTAATCTCTTCAGGTTTCCACTTGGTCATTTCGAAGATAAGGTGATGAAGAGCCTTATCGTTATCAAGATAATAATAATCCGATGAAAAATGTTTCCTGTACTCATCGAGAATACATTCAAGAGTGAATATTTGTCCTATTCGGTACCAAACCTGCCTGGTTCTGTAACTGTGTGAGTCTGCCAGTAATGTTTGGGGGAAGTTGTTATTTTGGCAAACCCGTGACTTGATTACCTGTAAAAGGTCTGAGTACTTACTCATATTTTCACCAGTTGATGTTTTAATCATTTGCGAATCAATTTTATCAAAGAGAAAAACAAGCCGCTACACGCTGATAACATCAGGCTGGGCGGTTATAGTGAGCCGATACCTCAGACAAGCAGAGTATTGAAACCGGAAAGACTGAATGTTAAATTTCTGGTGTGGTGAATCCCCCTATGCGGAGGGGCGTCCAGTCAGTTACAGAACCTGTAAATGCAGCGCGGGCCATGCCGACTGGGGCATGCTCACCGGGAGGCACCCGGCACCACGCAATGCTACTAAGCTATTTGGTAGTGGGGTTGCCGTTTCAGCTTCTCCAGCTATGTTTAAAAGGCAGTAACGGAAAAAGCGAGCGCTCGCCTGGTAAATCGGTAGCTCGGACTATTAGGTACGTCTCGATCCGGTACAGAATCAGTATTGCCTACATTTCTGCCCGTTCCTCTGAGCGGGCTTTTTTTCGCCTGACAAAGGCGCTTCGGCTAACCGAGCAACATTTAAGGCTGCGCTATTGCGCGGCCTTTTTCATTTCAGGCTCACGGGAACCATTATCGATACGGCTCGTTGTTAAATCAGCCCGATGGGCCTGACCCTTTTCAAACACACAGCACCCCGTTAACCCGGAGGTGGAGACTATGAAAATGCCTACTAACCCGAGTAACTGGCCTGATCTGCTGGAGTTGCTGCAGAGCTGGTGGCGCGGAGATACGCCGCTGGGGGCCGTGCTGCTCTCCATTTTTATGGCGGGTCTACGTATCGCCTATGGCGGCGGTGGCTGGAAAAAGATGCTTCTTGAGGGGCTTCTGTGTGGGGCGCTAACGCTGACATTCGCATCGGGTCTTGAATACTTGGACTTCCCCAAATCTCTCTCAATCACCATTGGCGGTGGGGTGGGGTTCGTTGGCGTAGATGCCATCAGGGCGTTAGTAATGAAATATCTTGTCGGCCGATTCGGTATCGGTGGCGGCGATAACAAGGCTTAACCATGACAGCAGATCAAATTATCGAGGGGATCCTCGGCAAAGAGGGTGGTTATGTCGATCATCCATCGGATAAAGGCGGGCCGACCCGCTGGGGCATCACGCAAACCACCGCCCGTGCACATGGCTACACCGGTGATATGCGAAACCTGCCCAGGGAAACAGCAAAGCAAATTCTGCTGAGCGATTACTGGACCGGTCCCCGGTTCGACCAGGTGGCGAGTTTGTCTACGTTACTGGCAGATGAGCTTTGCGACACTGGGGTGAACATGGGGCCATCGGTTGCCAGTAAGTTTTTCCAGCGCTGGCTGACGGCAATGAATATGCGCGGGAAGCTTTATCCCGATCTTATCCCGGATGGAGCCATTGGCCCCCGAACCATCACCGCGCTTAAGGGATATCTTTCCGCCCGCGGGAAAGAGGGTGAACAGGTTCTGTTGCGTGCGCTGAACTGCAGCCAGGGTGCCAGATATCTCGAACTAGCTGAGGGCCGCGAAGCCAACGAGGATTTTCTCTACGGCTGGGTTAAGGAGCGTGTCCTGTGAAGATGATCATTTTCGCTTTGCTCGTGCTGGTGGCTGTGCTCGTTCTGTTACTCCTGCGCAAATATACCCGGCTGGAGTTCGTTGGCCATGCCAGCCTGCTGCTGAAAACATGGTCTGTAAAGCTGGGAGCTATCGGCGCGCTGATTGGCGTATGGGCGCAGTCGTTCCCGGATGCTGCGCTGCACGCCTGGGCGATGCTGCCACCGGATATTAAAAACCTCCTGCCGCCAAACATCGTTGCACTGATTAGCCCGGCGCTGGTGGTACTGGCGGTGCTTTCGCAATACGTGCGCCAGCCAGCATTGAAAGATAAGGCCGACGAACTGAAGGAGCCGCAGCAATGAGCTTCGAAATTATTGCTGGTCTGGTGGTCGTCATCCTGGGCGCTATAGCTGGCGCGTTCGGCATTGGTCATGCTCGCGGGACCAGTAAGGCGCAAGCCAAAGCCGATCAGCAGCGTACCGAAGAGAATGCCGCCGCCACCGTCGCCGCAGCAGAACGTAAGGCAGAAGTCACGAAGGAGGCAAGCGATGTACAGCAAACCGTTAGCCATATGCCTGATGACGATGTTGATCGGGAGCTGCGCGAAAAGTTTACCCGCCCCGGTAGTCGTTGATACGGCCTGCAGCTGGGTGCGGATCATCTACCTGACCGACCACGACATCGACGTGCTGGATAAGCAGACCAAGCGCGACATCCTGGCGCATAACAAAGCTTGGCAGGCGAACTGCCAGAAACCAACAGCCGTCACCATTCCAAAATGATAAGCATGACAACTGGCATTCAATTATCGCCTATGATGATGCTCTTTGATTTAGTTGCTGATATAATCCCCCTAAATGATTTCAGGAGGGATCTGCGTTGTCCGCGATAAACCACATAAAAAACCCGTTAACGATTATCGGTATTTTTGCGGGGATAGTAGAGGTCTCTGCAAACCTCGTATTACCTTTTCTTAATGATTCCCAACAAAGTACATATCTTTGGTTTTTAATGTTTTTCCCGGCAGGGCTTGTAATAGTGTTTTTTTTGACGCTGAATTTTAATCATGTTGCACTTTATGCTCCAAGCGATTATAGCAACGATAAAGGATTCATGCAGGCCAATGGTAAAATGATCGGTAATGATGTCAAGGATACTGATGCAACGCAAGGATTTGAATTAACATGAATAAATTTATTTCAAGCACTTTTAATAATACTGTCGTCGAACTGGATGGCAACCATTTCGAAAAGTGCGTTTTTGAAAATTGCGAAATTGTATATAAAGGATTGCAGCCTTTTAATTTAATTAATTGTAATTTTATTGCATGTAAATGGAAATTGGAAGGTGCAGCGTCAAACACAATTAACTTTTTAAAGATTATGTATAAAGATATGGGTGAGTTTGGAAAGAAAATGGTAGAAGCCACTTTCGAAAACATAAAAAAATAGTTTCATCCATTTACTTTCAGTTTATGAGATACAGCCCTGCAATCGCGGGGCTTTTTTATGCGCATCGCTCGCGCACATCAAAGAATGTCTTTCAGCTGTGAGCTTGGGCAAACCGTTAACTTTCGGCGGCTCTGCCGCGCGACAGGCCCACGTCTAAAAGGAAAATGCATATGAGAATAACCGCTCTGGATGATGATCCTGGAAGGAAGGTAAATCCTGGAATGGAGCAATACGCTGTCTTTCTTTATGGCGTAGAAGTTAAGCATGTCTTCACAGCTGATAGCGATAAAGGCGAAGTGATTGCCGCAGTGCTTGATAGCCAGGGTGACCTCACTGCCGAGAATGGCGAGGTTAAGCGCGAGACCCTTTTTAGTCATGTGAGAATCGAGCGATGCCCGCGCTGATACCCCGCGCTTGCCGCAAGCGTGGATGCCCTGGCACCACCACTGACCGCTCAGGATATTGCGAGAAGCATCGCAATGAGGGATGGCAGCAGTATCAACAGGGAAAGAGTCGGCACGAGCGTGGCTACGGTAGTCAGTGGGATATCAGGCGTGCACGTATCCTGAAACGCGACAACCATTTATGCCAGAACTGCCTTCGCAGCGGGCGAGCTGTCGCAGCAAAGACCGTTGACCACATCAAGGCTAAGGCTCATGGGGGTACCGATGATGATTCGAACCTCGAAAGCCTGTGTTGGCCCTGCCATCGAACGAAAACCGGGCGCGACCGCATCAAATGATAGCGATTCTCATATGAGGCGAGGCAGAGGGGGCGGGGTCAAATCCCTGACGGCAAAAGCCTAAAGGACCGCCGCCTCAGTCAATTTTTTATACCCGCGAAAAATGAAATTTAACCAGGAGTAACGCTTATGGCTGGAACGGCGGGGCGTTCCGGGCGTAGACCAAAGCCAACGGCGCGCAAGGAGCTGGCCGGAAACCCCGGCAAGCGAGCCCTGAATAAAGAAGAACCAGTATTCACCCCCATCAATGGCGTAGCACCTCCGGACTGGTTTGCCGAAGAGGAACTCCCGTTAGCATCCATCATGTGGGAGCTGACGACCAAAGAATTATGCGGACAGGGCTTGCTCTGCGTGACCGATCTTGCAGTACTGGAGCGCTGGTGCGTTGCCTATGAGTTCTGGCGCAGGGCGGTAAAAAATATTGCTGTTGATGGTTTATCCATCACTGGCGCAATGGGCGGGAAAATTAAAAACCCTGAACTTACGGCTAAAAAAGAACAGGAATCGGAAATGAGTTCTACCGGTTCAATGTTGGGGCTGGACCCCAGCAGCCGACAGCGCCTGGTCGGTCTGGCCGGGAAGAAAAAGAACGAAAACCCATTCCTGAAGATGATCACGCCATGAGCCGAAAAGCCTATCCAAACGTTAACGCTGCAAATCAGTACGCAAGGCATGTTGTCGCCGGAAAGATCCCGGCATGCCAGTATGTCATTGATGCCTGCCAGCGACATATCGACGATTTGTCAAAATCGCAGGGAAAGAAATTTCGATACCGCTTTGATAAAGACCTTGCTGAGCGTGCAGCGCGATTTATTCAGCTTCTTCCACATACAAAGGGAGAGTGGGCATTCAAACGAATGCCAATCACACTGGAGCCGTGGCAGCTTTTTATTGTTTGCTGCTCCTTCGGATGGGTCCATAAGGGGACCAGGCTGCGCCGATTCAGAGAGGTCTATACAGAAATCCCCAGGAAAAACGGGAAGTCAGCGATAAGCGCCGGTGTGGCGCTTTTTTGTTTCACCTGTGATGGTGAATTTGGTGCGGAGGTGTATTCCGGTGCAACCACTGAAAAGCAGGCATGGGAAGTATTTCGACCTGCGCGGCTGATGTGCAAACGCACGCCACTACTCGTTGAAGCCTTTGGAATAGAGGTTAACGCCAAGAACCTTAGCCGTCCTGAAGATGGCGCCAGATTTGAACCGCTGATCGGTAATCCTGGTGACGGGCAGTCACCGCATTGCGCTATTGTTGATGAATATCACGAGCACGAAAGCGATGCGCTGTATACCACAATGATCACCGGCATGGGGGCCCGCAGACAGCCGATTATGTGGGCTATAACCACTGCTGGTTATAATATTGAGGGGCCTTGCTACGATAAGCGTCGTGAAGTTATCGAAATGCTGAACGGAACCGTGCCGAATGATGAGCTTTTTGGCGTCATTTACACCGTTGATGAGGGTGATGACTGGACTGATCCCGCTGTTCTTCACAAAGCCAATCCCAATATGGGGGTGTCGGTTTACTCTGATTTCCTCTTAAGCCAGCAAAGCAGGGCCAAAAATAATCCCCGCATGGCCGGGATATTCAAAACGAAACACCTGAATATCTGGGTCGCGGCACGTGCTGCTTATTTCAACCTGTTAAGCTGGCGAAAATGTGAGGATGAGACGCTCACTATTGAGCAGTTTGAAGGACAGCCCTGCATTCTGTCTTTTGACCTTGCGCGCAAGCTGGATATGAACTCTAAGGTTCGGCTATTTACCCGTGAAATAGATGGGAAACGGCATTATTACTGTATATCTCCGCGCTTCTATGTTCCGTATGACACCGTATACAGCAACGATGTTGACGATCACCGCACCGCTGAGCGTTACCGTAAATGGGTTGAAGCAGGATATATCACCGTGACTGATGGTGCGGAAATTGATTACCGAGTAATACTTGAAGATGCCAAGCGTGATAATCAGCAAACTCCTGTTGAACAAAGCCCAATTGACCCGCACGGTGCAACAAACCTTTCTCATCAGCTTGCTGATGAACAGCTCAACCCTATAACCATTATCCAGAACTACACCAACATGTCTGACCCGATGAAAGAGCTTGAGGCCGCTGTAGAGTCCGGTCGATTTCATCATGACGGTAACCCGATAATGACCTGGTGTATTTCAAACGTGGTGGGTAAGCACCTGCCTGGAAATGATGATGTTGTTCGGCCAATTAAAGAGCAAAACGAAAATAAAATAGATGGGGCTGTTGCTCTGATTATGGCGATTGGACGGGCAATGTTATTTGAAAAGGAAGAAACCCTTTCAAATCATCTCGAAAGCTATGGCGTGCGCTCACTTTAAGAGGCAATTATGATCCTGATGATACTCGCGCCACTTGTTGGTGTGCTGGGGGCTATTCTGCTCTCATTCGGTGCCTGGGTTATTTACCCCCCTGCTGGCTACATTACTGGCGGTATTCTGTGCCTGCTCTGGTCATGGCTTGTATCCCGCTCCCTTTCCGGTAACTGGAAAATTGAATCCGGGGAGGGTGGCTAATGTTTTTCCCCGGATTGTTTACGAAAAGCACCGCATCGGTCACGACGCCAGCGGAACTGGCGGAAGCTGTAGGGATGACTTACGACACCTACACTGGAAAGCGCGTTAGCAGCCAGAAAGCGATGCGACTTACAGCAGTCTTTGGTTGCATAAGAGTTCTGGCTGAGTCAATGGGCATGCTGCCCTGTAACCTGTACAAGGTCACTGGTAACAGTAAGCAAAAAGCGACATCTGAGAGGCTGCACAAATTACTGACGATGAAGCCAAATGACTATATGACCCCCCAGGAGTTCTGGGAGCTGGTCATTGTGTGTCTTTGCCTGCGCGGTAATTTTTATGCCTACAAGGTCAAAGCGCTGGGTGAGGTGGTCGAGCTTTTACCCATTGATCCGGGCTGCGTTGACCCTAAGCTTAACAGTCAGTGGCAACCGGTATATCAGGTCACGTTCCCTGATGGTTCTACGGATGTGCTGGGTCAGGATGATATCTGGCACGTCAGGACGTTGACCTTTGACGGGCTGGTGGGCCTGAACCCAATCGCATACGCAAGGGAGGCCATTTCTTTGGGTATGGCGACAGAAGAACACGGCGCCCGATTGTTCGCAAATGGTGCGGTCACTTCTGGCGTTCTCCGTACTGAGCAAACGCTGACTGATGCAGCCTATGAACGGCTGAGAAAAGATTTTGAGGATCGCCACCTTGGGCTCAGCAATGCGCATCGTCCGATGATTCTTGAAATGGGCCTTGACTGGAAGTCGATGGGACTCAACGCCGAAGACAGCCAGTTTCTTGAGACCAGAAAATTTCAGCTGGAGGAAGTCTGCCGCCTGTTCAGGGTGCCGATGCATATGGTGCAGAACACTGACCGCGCCACCTTCAACAATATTGAAAACCTTGGCATTGGCTTCATCAACTATTCACTCGTTCCGTACATGACCCGTATTGAGCAGCGAATCAACGTGGGGCTGGTGAAGGAATCGAAGCAGGGCACCTATTATGCCAAGTTTAATGCCGGTGCTTTGCTGCGTGGGGATATGAAATCAAGATTTGAATCGTATTCAACCGGTATTAACTGGGGTATTTACTCACCAAATGACTGCCGTGAACTGGAAGATATGAACCCACGCTCTGGCGGTGACGTTTATCTGACGCCGATGAATATGACGACCAAGCCGTCTGACAGCAATAAGAGCAAAACAACCGAGGAACAACATGATGCCGATGACTAAACAGCGGCTGGATATTCCGCTGAAGCTAAAGTCTGTCAGCGACAGCGGGGAATTTGAAGGCTATGGCTCTGTGTTTGGCGTTAAGGACAGTTACGACGATGTAGTTGTTCCCGGCGCTTTCAGTAAATCGCTTCAGTCATGGCGGGAGAAAAACGCGCTGCCAGCTATGCTCTGGCAGCATCAGATGGATGAACCTATCGGTGTTTATACCGAAATGAAAGAGGATGACGTCGGATTATATGTCAAAGGCCGGTTACTCATTGATGATGATCCTCTTTCAAAGCGAGCACATGCCCACATGAAGGCCGGTTCTTTAACCGGCCTTTCTATTGGTTACATGCTCAAAGACTGGGAATACGACCGCGAGAAAGGCGTGTTTCTCCTCAAGGAGATCGACCTTTGGGAGGTCAGCCCCGTAACGTTTCCGTCGAATGACGAGGCGCGGGTCAGCGATGTTAAAAGCGCGTTTGCCCGTGGCGAAACACCATCTCAGAAAAGTATTGAACGGGTCCTGCGCGATGTTGGGCTCTCCCGCACCCAGGCCAAAGCATTCATGGCCGGGGGCTATGGCAACCTCTCTCAGCGTGACGCTGATGGTGTGGATGCCGCACTGGATGCACTGAAAAACATCAAATTTTAATCAGGAGTTGAATTATGGCAGTCGAAATTAAAGACGTTGAGCAGGTCGCGCAGGATTTGCAGCAAAAATTCGATGATTTTAAAGCGAAAAATGATAAGCGCATTGAAGCTATCGAAGCTGAAAAAGGCAAGCTGGCCGGAGAAGTTGAAACACTTAACGGCAAGCTGACCGAGCTGGATCAGCTTAAAACCGCGCTCGAGGATGAGCTTAAACAGGTTAAACGTCCAGCTGGTGGCACTCAAAGCAAGGCCGCAACCGAGCACAAAACCGCTTTCATCGATTTTATGCGCAAGGGTAAGGATGACGGACTGCGTGATCTGGAGCGTAAAGCCCTGCAGGTTGGCGTGGATGAAGACGGCGGATATGCTGTCCCGGAAGAGCTGGACCGCACCATTCTTAATCTTCTGAAAGATGAAGTAGTGATGCGCCAGGAGGCCACAACTATCACTGTTGGCGGAGCCAACTATAAAAAGCTGGTTAACCTTGGCGGCACTGCTTCCGGCTGGGTCGGTGAAACCGATCCCCGTCCGGCTACTGATGCGTCTAAACTCGGTCAGATTGAACCGTTCATGGGTGAAATCTACGGAAACCCTCAGGCAACCCAAACGATGCTGGATGATGCCTTCTTCAATGTAGAAGACTGGATCAACAGCGAACTGGCGGTTGAGTTCTCCGAACAGGAAGAAATCGCTTTCACCAGCGGCAACGGTACGAAAAAACCGAAAGGCTTTCTGGCCTACGCCTCCACTCTGGAGGACGATAAAACCCGTGCCTTTGGCACGCTGCAGCACATTCTTTCCGGTGCGGCGGCTGGTGTGACTGCCGATGCGATTATCAAACTGGTCTACACCCTGCGCAAGGTGCACCGCAACGGTGCTAAGTTCATGATGAACAACAACAGCCTGTTTGCCGTTCGCATTCTGAAGGACTCCGAGGGTAACTATCTCTGGCGTCCGGGTCTTGAGCTGGGCCAACCCTCCTCTCTGGCAGGTTATGGTGTTGCTGAGAATGAGCAAATGCCTGATATCGCAGCTGATGCGAAAGCCATTGCGTTCGGTAACTTTAAACGTGGCTATACCATCGTTGATCGCATTGGTACCCGCATCCTCCGCGACCCGTACACCAACAAACCATTCGTTGGTTTCTACACCACCAAACGTACCGGCGGAATGCTGGCCGATTCTCAGGCCATCAAACTGCTGCAGATCGGTGCTGGCGCATAATCTGATGGGGCTTCGGCCCCATTCTTATGGAGGTCATTATGCTGCTGAAAAAAGACCTGAAATGGTCACCTGATGGCATTCAGATCATAAACATTCCCGCCGGTGAATATGAGGCTGGATCACTTCCTGAGCGCGCTCTTGAGGTTGCTGCTCAAATGGGGATTCTTGACGGCACTGAACAACCGGAAACTGAAACAACTGTTAAGCCTAAAGTCGGTAATAAGCGGGGTGAAGGTAAATGAAGCCCTCTGTAAATGAACTTCGTTACCAGTGCCGTATCGACAGCGATGACGATACAGAGGATGTGATGTTAACTCTCTACCTCAATGCCTCTTTGAAGCACGCTGAAAAAATCACAAATTGCCGTCTTTATGATAACGCTGTTCCAGACGACGACCCTGACGGGTTGGTAATCGAGGACGATATCAAACTGGCCCTGATGCTGTTGGTTTCGCACTGGTATGAAAACCGGGAGCCTGTTAGTAGCGACAGCGTTAACTCTATTCCGTTCGGTGTTGATGCAATTCTGAAACAGCATCGCAAAATTCCTGGGACTTGAGGTTACAAATGGCCTGTGAAGGGTGCCGCCGTCGGCGTGAATGGTTAACAAAGTGGTCGAAAATAGCCTATGAACGAGCAACTGGTAAACGCGCTGATAGCAGCGCTGAGAGAACAAACAGCAGCACAGCGAGAGCAGACGGAAGCGATAAACCGCCTGGCTGAGTCTAACGTCGCCCTGTCCGATGTGATTATCCAGTCGCTTGCCGGCGATCTCGAAGAGGCGCCAGAGCAGCAAACCTATCTGAGTGGGAAACCAAGGGGGTGATATGCAGGCCGGAAAATTGCGTCACAGGATCACACTGCAGGAACCCGTCAAAGAACAGAACCCGACAACGGGAGCCGTGATTAATACCTGGCGCGATGTCGCAACCTTTTGGGCCGAAGTCGCTGCTTTATCCGCACGTGAGTTTATTGCGGCCCAGGCCTCTCAGGGCGAGGTTACCACCCGGATAACGATTCGTTACCGTGAGGGCGTCACCCGCAAACATCGGATCCTGTTTCGTGGCCGCATCTACAACATTGAGGGCGTTTTACCTGATCCACGGAGCGGCAGGGAATACCTGACACTGCCTTGTTCAGAGGGGGCTAACGATGGCTGATGGCGTGGAAGTAAACCTGACCGGCCTCGATTCCGTCCTGGGGAAACTGGATGCCGTCTCACAGGTCACTCGCGATAAATCCGGTCGTGCAGCGCTGCGTAAAGCTGCAAACGTCATCAGTGAAGTGGTCAACAAAAACTGGCCACCGCGTTAGAGTTTTTCCAGTATCGGTTTTCTGATTCGTTTGGCGGTAACCCACCATTATATTCGTGCGGTCTTAGTGCGCTGTAATATCCAACGATATAGT